GTATTTTGTTCAAATACTAAATTATCAGCTACTTGAGTAATAAAGCTTTTTAATGTAATTAATAATCTTCTTACATTTACTCTATCTAAAGCACTTGCTCTAACTTGTAGTGTTTTCTGTCCAAATACTACAACTCCTCTTCCTGGGAAAGTAGCTATTGGGTTTACATTTGCACTATATAAAGTATCTCTATTACCTGAAGTTAATTTTCTTTCTGCTCTAATTACGTTTCCTAGCGCACCTCTAATTAAACCTGCTGGTGCGAACCATGGTTCAGATGAAGAATCAGTAAATGAATATACACCTGGTATAAACGCAGAAGCTGGCGACCAAGTTGTTTGTCCACTTGTAGGATCAACAGCTTGTAGCCAAGGCCAATATGTTGCAGCATAACTTGAATCAAATGCTGAAACACTATTTGTTGTAGCACTTACTGTACTACCATATTTTGATACATCAATTACTGCTATACAATCTTGTCTATTTTCAGCTAGTGAAACTAAAGAATTAACTTGAGTTATATGTGCTGCAAAAGTTGAATCTGCAATTAATCCTGGAGCTACAATTACATTAAAGTTATAATCATCTTTATTATTTAATAATGATATTGAAGATGAATAATCTGTAGGAGTAAGTCCTTGGATATTTGTATTTGAAATATCTTGATTAAATTTCATTGGTGAGGTAGCTGCTTGAACATTGTCTCCAACTGCTCCCGTAAATGAACCTGAACTAGCTACTGGTATAAATTCAGTATATGCTGTTAATACACCATCAAATGATCCACTTGAAGCTACACCATTATTATCAAAGAAATTAGGTGTTGGAAGTAATACTTGTTTTACTGAAATATATTTACTTTTGTTAACATAGCTTCCTGAAGCTTGAACATAAAAATCAGTACCATCTTGTCTAATATTAAATGATTGGTTACCTATTACCTTTTCGATATAGTTGGCAGCAAACGGGTCTAAAGATAATTCATTCCAAGTTTCTAATATTGATTTTTGATTTGTAGTATCATTACCTTGTCTTACTATAAGAGAGAAAGTACCTGAACCAGTATTAACACCTGATATTTCCCATCTGATGTTATCTAATGAACCTGAAGTCAATGTACCACCTGCTGAATCAGTAGCTTGGTAATTATTCATTATAGCTCCTTCTGAAATTGTTTGGATTTGTAATGATTCAGAAGTTGCTGTATTTAAAATACCTGAGTTATTAGCTCCTGTTGTACTTCCCGAAGTAAAAGCGGGAGTAAAATTACCATGAGCAACTCTAGTAACTAAAAGTGATGTGCCACCTTGTCTAAAATAGTTATTAGCTGCAGCAGCAGTTAAGTATCCATACTCTCTAGAAGCACTTTCAACAGTTGTACCAAATACTGCTTGGTATTCACTAAAAGAAGTTACTAGTGTAGGGATTTCAACTGGACCTTTAACAGCTGGACCTATAATAGCGGCACCAAATTCGACGGGATTTTGCTGGATAAATGATTGATCATTTTCTCTTGCTAATACACCTGGAGATATTAATGTCTTTTTGTTCGTTTTGAATCATCTTATTTAATTCGATGTTTCCTAAACTAAATATTATCTCATTATTTTTTGCTTGATAACTATTTAATAATGAAACTTCTTCTTGCGATAACTTTTTTGACATAATATTTTATATTTGGTTATAAATATATCAAAAAGTCATTAAAATTAATTTCTTTTTCTACCGTTTGTTGTAGGATTTCTTAGTGCTTCTAAATCTCTCATGTCACGAACTACTTCATTAGTAATAGTAACTTTTGCTTTAGAATTATATTTTTTTAATGAATTAAGTTCTTTTTGTATTGTATCAGGTATAATATAACCTCTTAACCTAATACCAAAAGTACCTTTAACTAATCTATCCTGATTTTGTACTAATTCAGTTGCAGTAGTAAAAGAATCAATAAACGCTCTAAATTTAAATCTTTCTGGATTACCCCAATATGCATCAGAAGCGTATTCACATGCTTCAATTATTTTATTTAATTGAGACATGTAGTAAGTTTGAATTAAACAACTATATTCTAATGTAACATAATCAGGTTGTGCAACAGCATGGAAAACATCAACTGGTTTTCTATTATTTAAAGTGTAAAAATTATCATAAAAATTATTAGCACTATAACTTTTTTGCCAAACACCATATAAATTAGGAGAATTTGCATCTAATTTGTTTGCAACAGATCTATCTTTTGTTACTGTATCTCTTTTAATTACAATAATAGGTAACATAATAGCACCTGATTTATCTCTATAATATCCATCTCTTTGAAATGATTTCCATCTTTCGGGGGCACCATAAATAACAGGCACTTCTCTTCTAACCCCATTTTGCATTACAAAAGGTTTAATAACATTTTGAAAATAAAAGAAAACAGCTTCGTCTAAATCTTGGATACCAACAGAATATTGTTTAGTTGTATCCTCTTTAAAACTCATCTGAGTTGATCTATTATGCTCTATACCAGTTGCTTGGGCATTAGCATTAAATTTTTCATCTGCAGCATTTGGATTTCCAACATTTCCTCTGTCTTCGATTCCCTTAAAAGCTTGTTGCTTTTCTAGACTTAATTGTCTTTGGGTTTTTGGTATGGGTTTTCTAGGTCTTGCCATTACATTCGTTCTTGATATGGTGATATTGCTACTTTATCAGCTGGTATATAATAAGTTGAAACTAATACTGATAAATTATTACCATAATTTTCTAATCCTGGGTTTAGTGGGTTTATATTATTTGGATATGATGGGTTTTTTCCTCCCCAATATTGGTTAGCAACTGTACTTTGTACTCCATAATATCTTTCTTGATATAATATAATATCACCTACTCTTATTAATATGTCTGCATCTTTTAAATCATCTCTAAAGAAATAAAACTCAATTGGTTGTCCAAATTGTACACCTTCTATATTTTCAGCATATTGTTCATTTGTTCTATTTATAAGAACATTAAAAATAAAGGGACCATCATAGTATTTTTCTTGATCAGCTTCACCATATAAATTAACTTTTGTTTCTTCTAATTTAAATTGGTAAACAGAACACTGTTGAGTAATAATATTACCCATTAATTCTCTATTAAGTTTTCTTACTAGAGACATGTCCCTAGCTGTAGTGAACATTGCCATGTTATCCTATATAAATTGTGTAAGGAACCTGTTGTAGCTCAGTCATTTTAGCTTCTGCTTCAGATGCCCTACGATTTAATAATGCTTGTCTTGATGTTTCATCAAAATAATTTCTTAATCTTTCAATTAAAGCTACTTTTTCTGCTGTTGCGGCTGAAATTAAATCACCTTGATTTAAATTAACTTCCGCATTTGGTATAGGTATACTAGCATATTTTCCTCTAACATAACCTAACATTTCTTTAGATAATGCTAAAGTCATTTCAAATATCCATTGTCTACCAATTGAATTAATATAATCATAATTTGGATTAGCATAAGGAGCATTTGAAACATTAGTAACTCTATCCGGGAGATTTTGAACTGAACCTTTTATTCTTTCATCTCTAATAATATATTGGAACCAAATATTACCTGCTCCACAAGTATATTGAATATCACTATTGCTTAACTTTATTGTTAAGTCATTAGATACTGTACCAAATCCAGCTGATTCTAATGATTGTGAAGTTACTGTTATTATTTCATTTTTTACATAATTACTACCTGTTGCAACTACTGTAACTTTAGAAATTTTAAGTCCTGAAGAAGTTATTTCTGCCGTAGCTCCACTACCTGATACACCAGTTAAAGCAAAAGAACCTGAAGTTTGGTTTACTGTTGTAGTAGGGATTGTACCTGTAATTGTTAGGTTTCTTCCTTTTCTTAATTGACCTGTATAGTTTTTATCTCCATTGGCCATTGGTATTGGAAATACTCTTAATTTATCATTATGTATTTCAAAGCTATAATTGCTTCTTCTTACCATTTGATTCATTCCAATGGCTTGAATTACTTGCATATCGTAATTTAATGGCATCATTAAAAAACCAAAATCACCCCCAAAACCACCTACACCTGCTATACCAGCAGCAATAGCACCTCCAAATCCAAATCCATTATAAGGTGATAAGAATAAAGCAGAAGCTGGATATGGTGGTTGATAAAATACTCTTTTTACTTCAATTCCAAATTCAGCCGCAGATCCTGTAATATCATTATCAACCATAAAATCAGAAAAATCATAATCTTGTTTACCTGCTTCTAAAGCAAATGAACCAGAATACCATGGCACATTTCCTCCAGAACCCGCTTCAGCACCATACATTTCTGTAAGTCTTACTATTGGTTCAAAAGAAGGTGTAATTAATGATTGGGTTAATACTGAACTTGTTGGTAATCCTTCTAAAGTTAACTGATTATCTCTAACTTTATAGGCATATAACTCATTACCATATATAGTAACAGCTTCTTCAAATGCCGTATAAAAGGAACCTGATTGTAATTCAACATCTACTAAAGGATATCCTAGTCTTTTTGCACAAAAATCAGCTACTTTATCAGCATCTGCTTGAAAATCAGTTTGGGCATCATAGAACCCAAAAGGAGTATCTCCTGAACCTGATTGAAATGAACTAGAACCTGGCCAAATTGGTACATTCATACTAAATTATTTTGTTATAAATATTAAAAATGATTTTATTATTATAAATATAAAAAAAAAGCCCCGCAATGCGGGGCTAATTTTGTCAATCAAAGTTAACTATTGATTATAGTGTGTTTAAGCCACTAACTTCAATTTTACCATAGAATTCTGGTCTAACCATTTTCTTAGCATATCTAGTTAACAATCCTTTTCTAGGCACGAATGTGTCTGGATCGTATACTAGTGGAGTCATGATTAACGGAATATATGGAGCAAATACTGCACCGCTTTCAAGGAATTGACCTCCTCTAAATCCTAATAAGATTACGTTAGTAGTCATATAAGGGTTTTTGTATACTTTATATCTACCATTTAATTGGCCGACTTTTTGTACACCGAAAGCATAGTTCATCTTAGCTGCATCACCATCAGAATCAGCTGCAAATCCTGGAATACTTTCTAGGATAGTAGCTACAGTTGGAGAACATACTAAGAAGTTAGCACCACCTCTAA